GCGGCGGTGCTCATCCGGGAGGTTTCAATGGACAGGACGCCTACACCGGGCAGCTGGTCGTGGTGGGTGAAAGCGAAACGGGCGATGAACCCGGACGATTTCGAGACGTGGCAGAGGGGGGGGGGTGTGTCCGACTTTGAACGGTTTTGATTCCGGTGACAGCAGGGCAACCGTCGTCGCTACTGGCCCTGCTGTGCGCAGGCTGACGCCGCGTGAATGCGAGCGCCTGCAAGGCTTCCCCGACGATTGGACCGCTATCGGATCCGACTCCGCTAGGTACAAGCAGATGGGCAACGCCGTCACCGTGAACGCCGCACAGTACGTCGCCGCTCTTATTGACACTGCGGTACAGGAGCCAGCATGACGGGTGAGCCGACGTTTGAGACGGCCCTGTACCGGGCTGCGATGACAGGCATCGCCGTGTTCACGGTTGCCTGCGGTGTCGCACTCGTGCTAGCGGTGAAGGAGTTGAAGCGGTGAGCGCGCAGAACAAGGCCAAAGGTTCGCGTTGGGAGCGGGAGCTGGAGGACTACCTGAACGCATGCGGCATGTACGCCCGCCGTCTCCCCCGTGCCGGCAACAAGGACATCGGTGACGTGTCCGTCACGGTCGGTGATTTCGTCATCGTGATCGAGGCGAAGAACGTGAAGGCCGCAAACATGGCGGACTTCCTGCGGCAGGCGGACGTGGAGTCCGACCACTATGAGGAGAAGTACGGCGTGCCGACGGTGCCGGTGGTGATCACGAAGACCAGGCAGAAGGGTGCCGGTGAGGGTCGGGTCACGATGACGGTGGACACGCTGCTGGATTTGCTGCGGTTGGCGGGTGCAGTGAAGTGACCGACACTCCCCGCTTCGACATCTTTGAGGTTCTATCCCACTACGGGTGGGAGTTACCGGCACCCCGTGGCACATGGCAGTCCATCAAATGCGGTGCACACGAAGACTCACACGCCTCCTGCCGTGTCAGCTCCGATGAAGGCTATGTGAAATGCCTCGCCTGTGACTTCCACGGCGACGCCATAGATGTTGTCCGACACTACGAAGGGATCGGTTTCCGTGCAGCTGTCAGCCGATGTGAAGAACTCACTGGAGGAAGCGACTCGGGCGTATCACGCTCAGATCGACGCAGCCGCAGCGTACCTAGCCGGTCGAGGTATCAGTCGCGAAACCGCCAGTATGTTCCGCCCAGACTGCGACGAAACGTGGAGTGAGGGCCGCTACGGCAACGGTCGACCACGCAAGTCAATAGGCAGAGGGAGCATGTCCGGTGCCCGCTGGGTATACATCCAGCATTACGGCCTAAAGCAGGAAGACATCGCGGGACTGGTTGTTCGCCACACTTGCGACAACGGCCACTGCGTCAACCCGTACCACTTGGTCCTCGGATCACAAATGGACAACGTACAGGATTCAATTGACCGTGACCGGCATAGCGCGGGTGAGCGTCACGGGTGCGCCAAAGTGACCGAGTCAATTGTGCGGGAGATACGAGCAAAGTATGTCCGCGGCGAGAGCCGCTGGCGTCCAGGCAATCGGAAAGAACTGGAGCGCGAGTATGGCCTTAGCCGCTCGCAGATTAGCGCAATTGTTTCGGGAAAGCGGTGGGCGCATGTTGTCGGCTGACGTGAAGAAGTCGCTTCAGGCCGCGACGGATGTGTATGCGGCGCAGATTCATGCAGCCGGCTCGTATCTTGCGGGTAGGGGCATTTCCGAGCGGACCGCTAGGGACTTCAAGCTTGGTTACGTCGCGGATCCGATGATCGGGCATGAACAGTACGGGCAGCGTCTCGCCATCCCGTACATCACCCCGACCGGTGTCGTGGATCTGCGGTTCCGTGCACTCGTGGATGACGGGTCACCGAAGTACCTGTCACGGCCCGGTGCGGAGGCAACCCTGTTCAACGTGCCGGCGTTCACCGTGGACACGGATGTGATCGCCGTGTGTGAGGGCGAGATGGACACGATGATCACCCATTCGGAGTGCGGCCTGCCTGCGGTGGGTGTGCCTGGTGCGAAGAACTGGAAGGACTGGTGGTCGAGGGCGTTCGCCGACTACCGGAAGGTGATCGTCCTGTGTGATGGGGATCCTGCGGGTAAGGAAATGGGTAAGCGGATAGCGCAGCAGATTGATGTTGCGACAGTCGTTCACATGCCAGAGGGCATGGATGTGAATGCCGTGTTCCTGCAGGAGGGCACGGAAGGTATCCGGAAGAGGGTGGGGTTGTGACGTGGTGGATGTATGCGCTGCTCACGTTCGCGTCAACAATGATCGCGATCATCGTGTATCAGTGGGTTCGTGCGGAGATTGATGAGCGGCGTTGGCGTCGCATGATTGATGAGGAGCTGGACAGTCCGATGTTCACGTACCGTCTGGTTCGCGATGATGGGGATGATCGTGGGTGAATCGACAGGATTGGGATCGCCTGCTGGACATGCTGCGCTCGACCGGGATGGAAATTGTTGGTGTGGATTACCGGGAGGGCACGGTAACTTTGCGCGTTCCGAAGATCCGACCCTAGTCGGGCAGGCGTCGCGGCTGCTGGCCGGTGACCGGCAGGCCGAGTATGGGGATGCGGCTGATACGCATAGGCGTATCGCGGACATGTGGAATGCGATTGTTCCGCAGGGTGCGCGGTTCCGGCCTGTGGATGTGGCGTTGGCGATGATTGCGGTGAAGCTGGTTCGTGCGTCTAAGAATCCGCAGCACACGGATTCGTGGGTGGACATCGTCGGGTATGCGCAAATCGGTGCTGATCTTTCAGTGAATGGGGACATCCGGTGAGAGTGTGGCTGATCAGTGACCTGCAAGTGCCGTTCCATGACGTTCGTGCCGTTGATGCGGTGGCCCAGTGCATTGCGGACATGAAGGCATCCGATGACCTGGTCGTGTCGGTGGGTGATGAGCAGGACTTCCAGACGATTTCCCGCTGGTCGCAGGGTACCCCGATGGAGTTTGAGCGGTCCATCGGCAGGGATCGGGACACGACGGTGCAGGTGCTTACGGATCTGCAAGTGCAGCACATTGTGCGGTCCAATCACACGGACCGGCTGTATCACTCGGTGATGAAGCGGCTGCCAGGACTGCTTGGTTTGCCGGAGTTGGAGATTGAGAACTTCTGGCGGCTTCCCGAACTGGGTGTGACGTTTCATCACGACGGGTACCGGATCCCGAGAACGGACTGGATCGTGCTGCACGGTGACGAGTCGGGACTTTCGCAGGTTGCCGGCCAGACGGCGGGCAAGCTGGCGCAGAAGGTCGGCATGTCGGTGGCGTGCGGTCACACGCACCGCCTCGGCCTGCAGCCCACATCCGCATCCGTGCACGGCAAACTCACCCGAACCCTGTGGGGGTTTGAGGTCGGCAACCTGATGGACATGGGCAAGGCCACGTACGCGAAGACCCACAACTGGCAGGCCGGTTTCGGGCTGCTGTACGTGGACGGGAAGACCGTCACACCGTGCCCGGTGCCGATCCAGAACAGGTCTTTCACCGTGGAAGGGGAAACGTACAAGTGGTGACCGATGCGGAGATCCGTATCGCCCGTCAGGGTGCCATGTCAGCAGCCCGGTCCGCTCGTGGACTTGTGTCCACCGGTGACCTGATCGGTGAAGCGAACTTGTGGCTGTTGCAGCACATGGACAAGGTGGAGTTGTGGCGGGATCAGGGCCGGCATGGTCAGAACAAGCTCCGTCGAGCATGCAAGCAATACTGTCTGACGATTGTGGCTGCGGAACGTAAGCGGGTGTCACGTTTGCGGGACGGTGACTTGTTCTACTACTCCCCCAGCATGCTGGCAGAAGTTCTGCCATTCATTTGGGATCCGGATGATTGGACGTCGTCTAGTGCTGCCGCCCAGCAGGAGCGTCATGCGCCGTCACGGCCAGCTGAAGGGAACAATCGTTTGGCAATGATTGTGGACGTGCGGGGCGTGTTTTACGGCCTACCGGAGGAGGACCGTCATCTGTTGACGCTCATCCACAAGGATGGTGGTGCTTCGTATGACCAGGTTGCGGAGTGGCTGGAGGTGTCGGAGCGGACGGTGCGTCGCCGTGAGGAGCGGGTGCTGGAGAAGATGGTGGAGCGTCTTGGTGGTGAGGCTCCGTGGAAGTAGTGGTTACGGACCGGTCCACGTGTGGCCCTCAAGGTTGAAATTCAGGAACGGGTTCAGCGAGTAGATCCGCACCCCGTACCGTGCTGTCAATGCCACTTTCACTTCCCGCAGATGCTGCTCCCAGCGCCCAAGCCACATCATCGTGTCATCGTTGACCAAATTCCCCGACTGGTAGCCCGCTTGGTTGGCGGCACCGTCAATCATGCCGCAGTCCGCACCGACAAGGATCAAGTTCCGGGCTCCCAACTTGCAGGCTAGATGCATACTGCCGTGCAGGCTGGTCGAGCCGACGATCAAGCCCCCTTCGGGGGGCCATGCTTTCTCTACGGTGAAGTCATACACGGTGGGCTGGTGCGGGTAGTGGAACACGTTTGCTAGATCGGTGCGGCCCGGTGTCCCAGCGAACCCTCGGTGCCCTTCAGGCACCCAGAAAAAGTGATTTGGGTACTTTTCTGCGAGCGGGTAGGTGTCCTCCCACTGGTAGTGGGAGTGAGTGAACAGCCTTACTTCACGGGTGTACAGGCCGAGACGTTCGCCAACAGTGTTGGTGGCGATGACGGTTTTGCCGGTGAAGAAATCCGGGTCAATGAACGTCAGCGTTGGCCCTGAACCGAGAACGTAGATGTCGTTCATGGCGTGTAGGGCACCGTTGAGGTGCGCACGGGGACGGTCCGGTCCCATTCGTTGAACAACTCCACCCACTGGTGGGCTGTGTTGAGGATCGTGTGATCCCGCAGTGTCAAGGTTTCTTGACGGGCTGCTTCCCGCTTCCTGGTCTTCCAATCCAGCAGCTCGGTCATGTGACGGGTCCAGTCGTCGGGGGTGCGGGCGACCCGACCGACACCCATGTCCGCCAACCGCACATACTCCGGCAGTGCGTCAGCAACGAACGGGATCCCCGACGCCGCATACTCCAGCCCTTTGATGCAGGACTTTGCCCGGTTGAAGTCAATGTGTGACAGCGGCACGATGCCGATATCAAACGCCAGCATGTCGGCGTACCGGTGAATGGGCTGCATCCGCATGTGCAGCATGCGCTCTACCGGCACACCGGTCAGGTCATGGAATGCCGGGTCAGCGGGCTCATGGCCGGCGTGGAGAAACTCAAGGTCATGCTCCTCCAAGAATGCGGGAAGCCACTGCTGCAACTTGTCAAGGTCATTGGAGCGCCAGCTGGTGGCACCGGCCCACCCGATCACCGGCTTACGATCCGTGTGCTTGATCGGCGTGAACTGGTTCGGGTTGATGCCGTTACGGATCAACCGCACATCCTTAGCTTTGCCGGTGTAGTAGTCGGCAAGGAACGGTGTGGACACGGTGACAACATCGGCCTGCTCGACGATGGCCCGCAAATGGTCCCTGTTGTAGCCACGGTTCTTGGCCGGGTCGGTGAGGGCTTTCGCCCTGTTCGCGTCATGCAGTCCATCGAAGTGGTCGTCAATGTCCACGATGATTCGCTGACCCAACGCTTGCGCTAACCGCATTTGTGCCGGGATCTGCTTGTGCATGATCATTTTGAACACGACCTGGTCGAATCCGAATGTGGCGGTGGTGCCGGAGGTGCGGACACCGAACCCTGCAGCGGGGGTGAAGGCGATCTTGCCGACGACGGAGCTGCCACCGACCGTGTTCGCTGGCAGTAGGCACCGGTAGTAGGTGCAGCCACCGGGCACGAGGGTGCCGACACCGGCGTAGTCCTCGCTGCAGAACCCGACCCGTGTCACAGGGGATCCTCCATGTTGATACGCGTTGGCGTATCACGCAGCGCGTCGATAGCGGCGAGGGCGTGGCGGGCCATGGCATCAAAGCCATACTGCGCGGAACCGCTGTTCCTTACGGAGTAGAGCGGGCCGCGTTCGGCCTTTCTGGCCACAGCGTCACGCGCAGCCTGCACGCCAGCGGCATGACCCATCGCCTTGCCGATCCGCTCGCCACGCACGAACTGCTCAGCACCGTGCTTGATGAGGATGCGCTGATCCTCGTCCCGCACCCGCTGCTCGCAGGCACGAAGCCGGTCGCAGATGCACGGGAACGCGAAGCCGCGATCAGCCCACGGGCACTCGGGTAGGTGGTCAGTCATCTTCCACGCCACCCTCACGCAGTGCCCGCTGCACACACTGCAACGCACCCGCATACTCCGCCAGCATGTCACAGTCCCGCGTTGAACCCCACCACGTGTCATACAGCAAAGTCAGAGTGACCTCTAGCCGACCTTCATTACCGTCAGGATCCCAAGCTTTTGCAATCCTCACGTCATCCACACGCAACCGTGACGGATCCAGCCGGTCCTTAGACTTCATCAGACATCTCCTCGCACTCATGCACGGGAAAGATCACATCCCACTTACGGTCATCGGCGTAGTGGTTCCCGCACTCAATCAGATCACCCTCAATACCGTCACGCGGGGACAGCACAAGCAGCGATTCACGCTGCGACGTGCTCCACACAAGCTCCACTTCCGCATCGATAGGTACACCAACATCAACGGCCTTGTTCACGGCCCTCACCAGATCCTCAAACCGTGAAACCGGGAACTCCATAGACCAAAACCCTGTAACCTTCACAACCCCTCCTCACGGGACGCGTCATACGCCCACTCCGCACACATGTCCTCGTAGAACTGTGAAATTTGCTCACAGCAGCAGTCACCAGGCGGTCCATCAAAATCCCCACCCGCAGGGCACTCCTCGTAATGCGTCTCCTCGTACGGGTTACGCAACCCTCATCACCTTCCTCCGTTGTGCGACACGCGCACGCATCGCTTGCACGTCACGCTCCACCTCCGCCAACGTCAAAGACGCTGGCCTTTCCCGCAGCAGCACACGGCACTGCCGGCACGAGCCACCAGAGTCACGGCCCGTCACATGCGTGTCGTGGCCCCGTTTACAGAACCGGGCACGTGGCCTACCCATCACGACACCTCCTCATCAATCGGTGTCGGTGCCGTCAACCACGACCCGCACGATGCGCAACGCGCATCCAGCAGGTACATGCCCGGAAGGCGTTCATCCGCCTCAAAGCGGGTCACGATGACGATCCAGTCGCAGCCGCACGGGCAACGCAGTGTCGGCACACCCCGATAGTCAGCTGACGGTGGCTCCGAAAGGCCGTCGAAAGGTGCCGAAAAACCGTTACGTAGCAACACTTTTTCGGATCTGCGGCGACGCCACTTCATCGGGCCAGTCCGTTGCACCCACTGCCCGACAAGTACCAGTGCCGCCAACCGGAGGCGGCACCACGAGCGTTAAACACCGTGTAGAACGCGCGATCCTGCCAGTAACGTGACCAGGACGTGATCGGCATGGACTGCAAGCGCACCCGCTGCGTCTTACTGATCGGATCCGATGGATCCATTCGCATCATCCACGCCGCACCGTCACCCAACGCTGGCGTCATCTGATACAGGCCACGGTGACCGCCACGAGACACCGCCGTGCGAACGTTGCGTGACTCTCGCCACGCCACACATTTACGGAACCCTTCCGCCGGGTGCACCCGGTAGTAGTGGCCCGTGTAGGCGGTGTCCGGCACCACGCCCGCATCCGCGTGCGCCACACCCGACGGCACCAGCAGTGCCGTCAACACACTGATCGCGAAACGCTTCACGTCAACACCCCTTCCGTCGTGTCAACATTCACCGTCATGCGCTGCACCAGAACACGCGGACGGTGCGGTCCCGCGAACGGGAACCGGTCAAGGAACCGTCGAGCCTCACTCGTGGACGTGAACGGTCCATGCAGGCTCACCCCGACACCAGGCTGATCCACAACCACCCCGTACTGGTCACGGTCTGCTGCCGCATCCCACGCCAAAGCCAGTGCATCCTTTGCCAGTTGGTCAATGTCACTAGCGGGCGCATCCAGCAGCGCCACCATTGCCTCAACCTCTCCCTTACGCGGACGCATGGAACACCACCATCGGGTCAACGAGCACAATGTTCAGGCGGCGACGCTCCCGGCGTCGCTCCTCCCCCGTCATCCCCGCCCAAAACCCGTTCGCGTGCCCCTCATGGTGCAGCGACCAGGCACGGCATTCGGCCAGCATGTGGCACGCTGCGCAACAGTCACGCATGACCGCCAGCGACTCCGGCGTGTACGTGTCACCCTGATACAGGTCATGGCCGAGCTGCGCACACGGCTCATCACCCCTGAAATTCGGGTATCTCATGCGATCACCCCGCGAGCAGCCATCAAACATTCCGTGCTGCAGTAATGCTTGCCATCGGCAGTGATCCACGACGCCGGCACCATGCTGCCCCGCATCGGATCCGTCCAATCACACTGATCGCACGTCACAAGTTCAAGAATCATGCCGTCACCACGTCCACGAGATCATCCGGGACGCCAAGAAAATCGACCGCCACATCGGCGTAGTCAAGAAACTGAGGGGGCACGTATCCGGCCCTACGGGGCGGGTTACCAGTGTGCTGGCACCACGCTTGGTACATGCGGTGCGCAAGCACATCCCGCACCCGGTCAATATCCTGATCGGACATACCTATCCTTCCTTCCCTGGAAAGAAACCAAAGTGTTATTATCCCCCTCGCAACACCGTGTCACTATCGTGACACGCCGTCACCACGCAAGCCGGTCCTGTAGTTGCCCTGCCACCGTCGCGTAATCGGTCCATGACCAGGGCGTGCCGTCCGGTGGCGTCACCATGCACGCCTCGACCGCGTCAAGGATGAGGGATAGCTCCCGCTCTGACAGGGTGACAGTGAACGTGCCGCCCATCACTGCCCCACCCCGTCAACGGAAACCACGTCGCAAGCAAAGACATACTCGCCATTGTCCAAATAGATCAGCGGCTCATCGTCCGGCGTGAACCCGATCCGCACATACTCCGTAGCGTGCACGTCCCCATACCGATCCGTAATCCTGAGATCCGACAGCCCCCCGCACACCTCTGCCCGGTAGTGCGCCGAAACGTAGTTACTAAACGCTGTCATCGTTCGCATGTCGTGCCCCTTTCCTACCTACGGCGGACGTTCCGCCTGCCCACCGTCCGGCACCACGTCCGGACGGCAGACACACCTAACGTCCTGTCACTAATCCCACCAGCTGGAACACGCCACATGGCACGACACACCCCTGCCCGCACCACAATCCGGGCACGGCCCATCCAGCCACGCATCCACCCGATCCCCCACCGTCGACCGCATCACCACCGACACGATCACCGTCGGCACCAGGAAAAACCCCACCAGTGCCCCATAGGACAACAGTGCCCCGATCATGGCCGCACCCTGCATCCATCCACATGCGTCACGATGCGCCGCCCGAGATCCGACACGTCGGCACCAGGATCACCGACACTGCCGCACCGTGGACACGTCCACACGTAACCCGCCACCATGAGACTGCCGTCCGCGTCACGCCCCGCCACCGGCCCCGCATGACCAACCAGCACATACGTGCACGCCATGCGTTCCGCCCGCACAATGGACCGCCACCCGTCAAGAATCACTGGAATAGTCCAAGGTATTCGGCGTCCGCCAAATCCGACGCGACACCGTCGAGATCATCCCCGAACGCATCGTAAAGCGCACCCGCGACCGACGCCCGTGCGCTCCCCGTAGCCTCGCACCATGACGGATTCTCCCCCACCGCGTACGTGAACGCGCGGCACCCGCGGGCGTAGAAATCGCTGCGGACCTTCCGGTAAAGCTCCCCGTACGCGTCCCCCTCCGGCGCGTTACCGTCGCACCGGTAATCAATCTCATCGTGCAACGTGTCCATATCCCACGGCTCGCCGCAACGCTTGCAATAGATGTCCATCACCGGACCCCTTTCCCTATCTGTAGTCGGACTATCCGACTAGCACCGCCCACGGGTGCAACCCGTGGACGACACTAGCACGACAGGCTTAACCATGTGTCTATATTGACCGCACGAAACCGGACCGGTCCCGACGCGCGCGACCCTTAGCACGTAGCAGAACCACCACGCCGGACGGGTCACCAGGACGCCAATCCGACACGTCGCCATCAATCGCCGGCAAGCCACGCCACGTGTCCGGCATAGACTCCGACGACTTCACGTGCACTGGGACCGCCACATTGTGACCCGCCGACACCATGCCCCTAATCCACGCCTCGTCATGCGTTTCTTTCGCCGAAAACGTGAGCGTGTACCCCTCCGGTCGACCGTCCCGCAGCTGCGGACGAAACGCCGTATAGTCATAGACCGTCACGCCGGCCCCGATAAGCGCTCCGAGCATGCCGGGAGTCACACGCTCCCACCGGATATCCGACACGCAATTAGGACGAAACCCTAGCCTAGTGTCACCATGGGACGCGAGCTCGCGCACCCATTCATGCGCCAGGATTACGCCCGCCTCCCAAGGCCACATCACCATGAAAGCCATGCGCACCATGCGCGCATGCTGGACAGCCGGCATGTCACCCTTGCCGGCCGTGTTGAGGCACCCTGCCGCGCATCCCGGAGATGCCGCGGGGCACGCGTTACCGAACGCGCCACGCCACGGCGTGAGCATCAGAGACAATGTCCGCACCTTGTCGCGCTTAGACGATTTGTCGAGCTTCGGCTGTGACTCCGGTGCCGTCAGAATCCGTGCCGTATCCGGCGCGAAACCGAACGATGCGCGGTGCTCGCGCATGGTCGCGAAAGCCGCGCGGACCATACGCCTACGCGCCGCACCGTCCGCATGCCAATACGCGACGAAACCGTCATCCAACGGCGCTAGATCCCGCTCCAATGCCGTCACGCCGGTAAGCCGCACCGCGGTCACAGTCATTCCGCACCGCCCAACAATGCCGCGCGAACAAAATCCACCGCGTCACCCTCAGAATCCGCAACCGCAATCGTCGTCAACGTGTAGTAATCCTCCTCCACACGCACAACATGCCAACCCATACCCTCCATGATCGGGTCCACAATCGTCCACGCACGCCCGTCCAACGGGTCCGAACACACAACGTTAACGGCCATGATCACTTCCCCTATCTGCGCTAGCACTCTGCCGCGCACACACATGATGCGCACACGCCGTACCGTCGTGTCAACAACACCGTCCCAAACAGTCCACATCCTTACCGAACCGTTACAATTCCAGGCGTTCCGCACAACGGAACGCGCAACGGACGGACAGTCTGCCCCGAGAGATCTCGGGCACATGCACCTATTTCCTACCGGATCGGTATGGAATGTCCTATATACGGATGCGGACCGGCCCCGATCGGCAGGGGTCCAACGTGGGACTATGGATGCTGTCGCGGTTTCGGACCGGTGACGGGGGTACCCCTGCCGGTTAGGTTACCCTTACCAGCTTGACCCGGACGTTGTTTGCGCCGGCGTCGTCTATGTATACGTCATCCCCTCGTGGATGCGCCTGGTATTCCCTTGCCCGGTTACGGTGTCCGTTTTGACCCGGTATAGTGCGGTATTTTGTGTGAAGTGTGTCACATTTTCAAAAATTGTGTCCTGGCGGTTGCCAGTTTTCGAGGAAGTATATTAGTAGATACTACTTATTAAGCGGCCCCCTTGGGGGGCCGCACAGTGGCAGCCCTTGAGGGGCTGCCTACTACAGATACTCACCGTACTTCGCACCGCCCTTGAGGGGCGGTGCTCAGTACTACTAGTAGCGGTGTTTTCTAAAGCTGACCCCTTGGGGGGGTCAGCGGGTACCCGGTATTGGCACCTTGATCTGCCTAGGCTCCTTGGGGTCGCCTAGGCCGGTTCTCCCCCTTCCTTCGCCAAGGCTCGCTGTTGCTCGCCTTGGCTCATGGTTTCCCCCTCATCGTCTGGCTGTGGAGGTTTTCTCGATGGCTGGTCGTGTGGATTCGGTGGGTAAGCGGGAAGCTCAGCAGCGGTTCCTGGAGCATCTGAATTCCGGTTTGACGGTTCGTGAGGCGCTGGAGCGGACGGGTCGTTCGTCGGCGACGTATGAGCAGTGGCGTCGTGAGTCGGAGGAGTTCCGGGATGCGGTGAACCGGATCCGGTTGATGCGGTCTCGGGGTGAGTCGGTTCGGGGCGAGTTTCTGGAGTTTCCGGAGTTCTCGGAGCGGTTTCTGGGTGCGCGGGTGTTTCCGCATATGCAGAACGTGGTGGATCTGATTGAGGGCCGGGATCCGTCCTGGGTGCATCCGGCGATGACGTGGCAGCCGGGTGACAAGGACCTGGTGATGGTGAACATGCCGCCGGAGCATGCGAAGACCACCTCGATCACGATCAACTATGTGACGTACCGGATTTGTATGGATCCGAATATTCGCGTGATTCTGATTTCGAAGACGGCGGATATGGCGCGGAAGATGCTGTACGCGATCAAGACCCGTCTGACGCATCCGGCGTATGCGGACATGATTGCGAGGTATGCGCCGCAGGGTGGCTTTGATCAGAATTCTGAGGCGTGGAATCAGTCGATGATTTACGTGTCGGACAATGCCCGTGACAGCGGTGAGAAGGATCCGACGGTTCAGGCGCTGGGTATTCGCGGTCACGTGTACGGCGCGCGTGCGGACCTGATTGTGCTGGATGACTGCGTCGATCTGTCGAACGCCCACGAGTATGAGAAGCAGATTGACTGGATCCAGTCCGAGGTGATTTCGCGTATCTCGTCTAACGGCTCGATGCTGGTGGTGGGGACGCGTCTGGCGAGCAAGGATTTGTATTCGGAGCTGCGGGATGATCACCGCTATCCGGATGAGAAGTCGCCGTGGTCTTATTTGGCGATGCCGGCGGTGCTGGATTTCGCGGATGAGCCGCGGGATTGGGTGACGTTGTGGCCGCGGTCGAACCAGCCGGAGCCGGGGACGAAGGGTTCGGAGGCGGAACCGGACCAGGACGGGTTGTTCCCGAAGTGGGATGGGCCGCGGCTGAATAAGAAGCGTGCGAGGGTGTCGGCTCGCGCCTGGAGCATGGTGTACATGCAGAAGCAGGTTGCGGACGATGCGGTGTTCTCGCCGGAAGCGGTGAAGGCCAGCATTAACGGCAACCGGATGACGGGTTTGATGCCGCGCGGGATGGTGAATTGCCGCCCGGACGGCATGGATGGGCTGATCATCGTGGCCGGTCTTGACCCCGCTACCGCGGGGCACACGGCTGCGGTCGTTATCGGTTTGGATATTCGCACCGGTAAACGCTACGTGCTGGATTTGTACAACAAGGCCGGTACGACGCCGGAGGGGATGCGGGAACTGATCCGTGAATGGTCGGAGAAGTACAGCATCTGCGAGTGGCGCATTGAGAAGAACGGCTTTCAGGGTTTCCTTGTCCATGATCGGGAGATCAACCAGTTCGCTGCCGCGCGCGGCACGGTGATCCGGCCTCATTTCACGGGCTCCAACAAGCATGACACGGATTTCGGTGTCGCCTCAATGACGACGTTGTTTAACGGCTGGCAGGACAAGCAGCAGATGGTGGAGCTGCCCAGTACAGCGATCAGCGAGGCGGCGAAAGCGTTCGTGGAGCAGCTGGTGACGTGGGCCCCGAACTTGCCGAAGGGCACGAAGACGGACCTTGTGATGGCGTTCTGGTTCGCGGAACTGGCGTGCCGGGACCGGGTGATGATGCACAGCACGTATGCCAGGAGCCATGCGGGCTTTTCAATGTTCTTGACGCCGTGGGATCGGCAGAACCAGATGACCGTGAACCTGCTGGACGCGGAGGCGATGCAGGCGTTTAGACCGATTGGGGCTTAATGTACGAGTATCCGCCTAACGCGGAGCGTGTCGGGTACGACGATGGGCTCCCTAAGCAGTCATTGAAGGAACTGCGCGGCCTGTATGACCGGATGAAGTCCCGGTACGGTGACCGCGATCAGCGCATGCAGAACGTTCTCGCGGTCCGCCAGGGCCGTATGCGGGACGTGTTCCCGGATCTGTTCCCGGATGGCCCGTTCAATCGGGGCATTGTGGCGAACATGGTGGATGTTGCGGCCCGTGACCTCGCGGAAACCCTCGCTCCCCTGCCGGCGTTCAACTGTGCCAGCGCGAAGATGGTGTCGGATACGGCACGGGAGTTCGCGGAGAAGCGGACCCGCATCGTCAACGGCTATTTGGCGTATTCCGATGTGCAGCGGCAGATGTACACGGCAGCGGACCGGTATTTCACGTACGGTTTTGTGCCCGCCATGATCGAGGTTGATCTGGATGAGCGCATGCCGCGGATCCGGTTCATGGATTCCATTGGCGCGTACCCGATCCGGGACCGCTGGGGTCAGGTCAGTGGGGCGTTCTTCTCGTTCTACAAGACCCGCGACGAGCTGGAAGCGATGTACCCGGACCGCGTGTCGGTGCTGGGTCGCCCCACATCCGGGTCGGACCTGGTTGAGGTGGTCCGCTACCACGACCGGTTCGTGGACACGATCTTCCTGCCGACGCGGGAGTCGGTGGTTCTGGAGTCCGCGGTCAACCCCATCGGTGAAGTGCTGGTGGAGTGGACGCAGCGTCCCGGTGTGGACGACGACATGCACGGCCAGTTCGATGATGTTCTCGCCGTGCAGGTCGCGAAGGCCCGTTTCGCCCTGTTGAGCCTTGAGGCGGCACAGAAGTCCGTGCAGGCACCTATCGTGCTGCCGCCTGACGCGCAGGAACTGGCCCTTGGACCGGATGCGGTGCTGCGCACCGCTAACGGTGAGAAGGTTCGCCGGGTTCCGATTGAGGTTCCGCAGGCCGCATTCGCCCAGCAGGGCATGCTGGACGCGGAACTGCGGCAGGGATCCCGCTACCCGGACGCCCGTAACGGGCAGATCGACTCGTCCGTGGTCACCGGTCGTGGCGTGCAGGCCCTCATGTCGGGGTTTGACACGCAGATCCGCACCGGTCAGGCCATGTTCGCGAAGACGTTTGAGCGCCTCGTGGAGAAGGCACTCATGGTGGACGAGAAGCTGTTCGGATCCGACACGAAGAGCGTCCGTGGCAACAGTGATGGCACCCCGTACGAGATCCGGTACAAGCCGGAGCGCGACATCAAGTCCGATTACACGGTGGATGTGCAGTACGGCCTGATGGCTGGTCTGGATCCGAACCGTGCACTGGTGTTCGGGCTGCAGGCCCGCGGTGACCGGCTGATTTCCCGTGATTTCCTGCGCCGCCAGATGCCGTTCGCGTTGAACGCGACGGAAGAAGAGCAGCGTGTGGACATTGAGGAGATGCGGGACGCCCTGAAGCAGGCTGTCGCCGGCTACGCGCAGGCGATTCCCGTTCTCGCCCAGAACGGCCAAGACCCCGGTGACATCCTCAAGCGTCTGGCGGACATCATTGTCGGTCGCCAGCGTGGCCGCTCCATTGAAGAGGTGGTGCAGGAGGCATTCGCGCCGGAGGAAATGCCTGAACCGGCAGGGGTTGAGGTTCCGGGTGCGGACGCCGCTGGGATGGTCGGCTCCCCCGAGGGCGCTCCCCCTGCCGGGGATGGCGGCGGAGGTGCGGGTCTTTCCGATTCTGGCCTGATGCGTGGTGTCGCACCGGGTCAGGCCGGTATGGCTGCCGGTGGCAGGCCGGATCTGCAGATGCTGCTGGCCGGTATCGGGTCCAGTGGTCAGGCGAACCTGCAGGCGAACGTGTCCCGTCGCCTGCCGATCTAGGAGTAGTCATGGCTGAGAAGAAGAAGCCGGTGTGGGATCGCCCGAATCCTAAGAAGTCTTCCCAGAAGCTGTCCCCGGAGCAGAAGTCCAAGGCTAAGGCTGCCGCGAAGAAGGCCGGTCGCCCGTACCCGAATCTGGTGGACAACATGCGGGCATCCCGTGGCAAGTAAGAAGGATCCCCGGCTGGAGCGTGCCGGTGTTGACGGCTACAACAAGCCGAAGCGGACACCGAACCACCCTACGAAGTCTCATGTGGTTGTCGCTAAGGATGGCGACCAGGTGAAGACGATCCGTTTCGGGCAGCAGGGTGTGCAGGGCTCGCCGGATGGGTCGAAGCGGAACGAGGCGTTTAAGGCTCGTCACGCGAAGAACATTGCCAAAGGGAAGATGTCAGCGGCCTACTGGGCCGACCGGGTCAAGTGGTAGGGGAACCCCATGTGCATTTCGTGCGGATGCTGGCTGGATGCAGCTGGCAGCAAGGGCGGCGACGGCGCTCACCGGGAGGATTCCACGGTGATGCCGAACGTGCCCACCACCAAATCGCCGCTCAGCGGCACGAACAAGTAGGGAGAAAGTCGATGCCGCAGCCGAACCAGGGCAAGCCTGCCCCGTCCGCTCCGACGAGCATGCCGATTATGGACAAGTCGGGTGCCAAGTCGGACGCCCACATTATGACGGGCGTTCACGTCAAGGGCGTTAAGGGCACGGGCACTAAGTAGTTCTAAACATTCTCACGAGGTGGAGGGCGACATGCGTGGTATTTCCCGCAACATGCACGCGGTGATCGCGTGGCAGGACATGCGTGTCGCCCTCACCGCGGAGGACGTGTCGTGGTCGCCGGATGTGGCGGCAGACATGGTGAACCGTTTGCACGAGTTGTGGCACGACACGCTTTTGGAGCTGCATCGTTTCGGGATGCTGGCGAATGGTCCGGATGAGGACATTGACGAGGACGGTTTGCCTCGTGAGCGTGAACTGCAGGAACCGCACATTGTGACGCTGGAGGATGGCGAAGATGGCTAACGGTCATGGTGGCCCTCGCACTCCCAGTAACCCGGCTCCGGTTGCGATGCCGGGTGCCTTGTCGCGTCGCACTGATGGCGGTCCGTCTCAGACCACCGTCCCCATGACGGGGATGGCGTATGGGGAGAACGCGGATTACAACGATATTCAGTCATCTGCCCCTATGGCGGCAGCGCCTACGGTGTCCAATGCGCGAGCGCGGAAATCAAGTCCCACCGGTCAAGGCGCTGCCGCTACTCCCCTGTTTGCTCCGACTGGGTTTCCTGATGAGCCGGTGACGGCGGGTGCCCCGTTCGGTCCCGGTCCTGGCCCGATGCCGGGTCGGCCAAATGGGATGCAGCCAACCGCGAGCCTGACGGAAACACTGCAGAAGCTTCTTGACTACGACGAGACGGGCGACATTCGCCGCATGTACGAGATTGCTGCTATCAGAGGATGGTGATTCATGGCTGACGAGGCCATGAGCCCCGATAGCGAAGTCTTGCGTCGGAAGAATGCCGCGGATGCGGCTCGCGGGGCCAAGACGATCAAGGTGATAGGGAAGTTTGTTGACCCGTCTCCACAAGAGACGAAGTTCAGCAACCTGCCCTTCTCTGACTATGGCAACGTGCAGGCCAATCGTGATCGCTGGGCGGCTGCTGATGAGCTTGCTGCGGGGATTGCCGACAAGCGTTCCCGCATTGACCCAGCTACCGGCATGTACTACCCCGGTCAGGGCTCCACCTGGCAGGAAGATGAGATCCGGATCAACGAGGCGCGCAAGCGCCTTGAACAGGCCAACAGCCGGGTGGCTACGTGGTCTAGCCGCATGCAGCGCCCGCTTGATTCCTACCCGACGCTGGCTAAGGCCATGGCGCAAGCCCCAGGACTGACCGACGCGGACGTTGCGCGGGTGGTCAACTTTGCTGCCGCATGGACGGCAGCGGACGCTATCGCCGATACGCAGAATGTCACCGCTCAGGCAAACATTCTCTTGGCACTGCCGCCCAACCAGCGCGCCATCGTTCTTGACATTCTTGATGAGCAGAATGCGGAACTGAACAAGGCTGCTGAGCGAGAGCGCGCCAAGATCGAGGCCGATCAGCGTGACCGCGAGACGTGGAGCCCTGTCCGCATGGCGGTGCAGGGCACGGGTGAAGCCATCGGTGAAGGTCTGCTGAACATCGTCACAGGCACCTACCAAGGCATTTCTCAGTACGCCCGTGCTGTGAACTACTCGTACAACAACACGACCGGCAACCCGATCAATGCACTCGTGTGGGATCCGTTCTTCAACTGGGACAAGGTCGGCAAGGGTGCGAAAGACGATCGGGTCATCAATGAGGCCCGAGAGAAGTTTGGCGACGTGCCCGTTGACTTGCTGCTGGAGTTGCAGCAGCTAAAGGACGAGGGTGACCCTTTCCCGATCTCGACGGTGTCGGCCAAATATTACAACGACCCGGAGCGGGCGCCGATCATTCGTGCGTTGACGCAGCGCGTGTTTGATGATCCCGAGCAGGAAGCCTTCGCCAAGAAGATGCTCGGACTGGCCGACGATTTGGCGACCGCGTCGCTTGACGATCTCGGCGCTATGCTGACGACTACGAATCCGCTCAGCGGCAAGCCGATCTCGATTGACAATTCGTGGCGCGGATCAACCGCTCAGCAGGCGGCGTCCGTTGCTACTAACGTCATCCAGACGTTTGCCCTTGACCCGTTTATCGTTGGCAACAAGGTTCGTGGCATCTACCTCGGGGCAAAGTACGGGCTGGAGCGCTTGGCGCTGGATGCTGGCGAGCAGACCGCCATCAATGTGCTTGCCAAGCCCCGCGTGTATGCGTACCTGTCTGACCTGACCAAGGATCTGCGGCGCTACCGCGAGATCAAGGACGCTGGTGGTGACCCGTCTAAGTTGATGGCGTCCGTGACGAAGCGGTACGCCAACTACTTCCCTGAAGACGTGCTGGTTGAGATGGCGGCACGGGGCGTGACGACTCCGGAACTGCTGGTGCAGTATGTGGATGACACGAACCGGATGCTGCGCATTGAGCGCGGCCAGGGAATTATTGACGCGGTTCCGTATGAGAGCGTCCGCGGTCTTCTGAACCGCCAGTTGGCTGAGGCTACGACTGCTGAGGAGATTGCTGCTGTCACTCAGCGGGCTCAGCGTGCAGCGATGGCTGGTGCGTCAACTCCGGAGGCTGCGGCAGCGGCGATGAAGGCCATTGATCGCGCGGTCGCGTCGGCTGAGGATGCGTCGCTGTTTGGTCGCATGGCTCGCCAGCAGGCCGCGAAGCGCGGCACTCCACTGGTTCCCCGCAACTCGGTCGCAGGCGTGACGACCGCCCGTCGGGCCTTGTCACGTGCGATCTCAAAGGTGGGCGAGAACTCTTCGTCGCGCAACCTCGTTCGTGCGTTCTACGAGGACGCCAACAACCCCAACATCACCGCGGGTGCGATGCTGTTTGGCGACCCCTCCCGCGTGGTGGCGTTTGACCGCCGCGTCAGCGGAGCGTGGGACAAGCTAACCCGCCAGCTGTCGGTGACGCCCGGTGCTCAGGCGATCTACACGGCTGATGCCCGTGACACGAAGGTGTTCTACAAGTTTGCTCGCATGTTTGTGAGTAAGTCGCACGCTCAGTATCTTTCCGAGCAGTGGCGAACGGGCGATCAGGCGAAGCGTGTTCTCATGTGGGTCGGGATCGTGCGGTCCGCGGCGCAGAAGCGCGGCTACGAGGAGATCGCTGACCGTACGGTTCATCTGGGTTCCCGGATGATCAACAACAAGACCCAGATCACGGTCGGCGAGTTGGCGGATTCACTGCAGTTTGCGACCAACCCGCTGAACCGGTTCTCCCCCGCCTCCGCGATGATTCGCGACGGTGACGGAGCACTCAACCCGATTGATGATTGGGTTCAGGCACAGGCTGACACGTGGGTGGCCGAGTCCCGCCTCGCTGGTTTTGACCCGACACCGGAGCAGATCGCCGCTTACCGGGCCGGGCTGCTCAACAACCCTGAGGCTCGCGCGGTCATTGATGACTCACTCATGTCCACACCGTCGGACTTCAACGGGCAGCAGCTTGCCCTGCACTTGTGGCAGACAAGTGACTACCTTCACGTGCCCAACCTGTCCGACCTGGCCCTCATTACCAAGCGGGCTAAGATCACCAACCAGGTTCTAGGGCTGACGCCGGACTCGTTCGGCAACAACCTCGTCAACTGGTGGAGCCTGCTGAACCTTGTCGGGTTCCGCTATGCGGCACGAAACGCTATTGAGGACTACACCATGTACGCCCTCACGGGCGGCTACCTCATGGACGTTGTGCAGGGTCGCGCCATGTCCACGGCTACGCGTGAGGCACGCGGACAGAACATCGGCTTCTTCGCTCGGCGCATGCGCAAGGCGTCCGGTGAGGCCGGTCCCGGCGGTGAGACGTACAGCGTGTGGCAGAACGTCATCCTGCCGCAGCTGAATCGCGAGGAAGTCATCGCAGCAAATGAGGCGATGAAGGCCGGTGACTTGGCCGCTATGCGGCAGTTGATGACTACCGCTGCGGTGCGCCAGAAGTTGGGCCGCACGCTGGATGAAACGGAACTGCGTTACGTCTCCGAGTACGTGGCTTCCGATGAGTCGTTCATCGCGTTGGACGATCTCGTGGAACTGGCTCAGCACCTGAACCTTGGGACCATGCCCGGTGCCGGTATCGCACGTGGCATGCGCCTGGCCGACGGTGATGTGGTGTATCCGCGTGGAGCATTTGAGTCCGTTGAGGTCACCGCCAGCAGTCAGGCCAGCATCCAGTTCTGGCATCGAGCGATTGACGGCGTGCTCCGCGGCGATGGCCCTATCGGCACTGCCGCTGTCGCCAACCTTGACAATCCAGAGATCGCTATCCGCGCTGTTGCGGAAGCCATTGAGGCGGACGCGAGGTACGGCTATCGGGCAAAGCTTGCAGCATTCTACGAGGCAAACGTCACGACGGAGGAGTTCGCCCGTCGCTACGTGCAGGACGTGCTCAACATGTTCTCCCGCAAAGACGGCACGCTCAACCTTGATCTGTGGAGTCGTGTCGTCACCGGCAGCCGCAGGGACCGCCAAGTGCGGTGGATGGTGGACGGAGAGACCGTCCTGACGCCAGCCTCCCTGAAGGGCGTTGGAACGAACAACATGCCCCGCTATGTGCTGGGTCTGGGCGTAGACGCTGAGCCAATTGTCATCCCTGCTGGTGTTTCGGAGAAGATCTGGAACTCAATGGGCAACGCCTTCGCGCGTATTGCGAAGGAGCCGATCTACTTTGCCAACTACCTGCGCGCCCGTAAAGGTTTGGCCCGGTACGAGGCGAACTTGGCTGAGTCCGTCGGGGAGCAGGCTGCCGGTGTTGCGGCGTCCAAGATTGCCCAAGATCGAGCGCTGGCCCTGTCTCTGCAGTACACGGACAATCCGGCGAATCAGTCATTGCTGGCGTGGAAGATGCGCAACTTTGCCCGCTACTACCGCGCAACCGAGGACTTCTACCGCCGCATGTACCGAATGGCAAAGTACGACCCGATCGGCTACTACAAGGGTTGGCTGGCGCTCAACCTGTTGGATGACGTCGGATTTGTTTTTGTGGACGACTCCTACAACGACGCCGACCCGAACGCCAACAGCGGTAACCTGCTCTCGGACGTGAACGAGAGGGCCCGCTACCAAGTCAATCGCTTCAAGGGCATGTACTTCGTCTACCCTGGCAGTGACGCCATCAACAATTTGATGGGCCGTGTCATGTCTATGGGCGGTAGCCAGTTTGATGGTGTCTTGACCAGCACCGTGCCGTTGGTGTTTGGCGGCAAGGTGGCGATGCTCGCTCCCTCGTGGGATCCGAACGCCGTCATGCCGGTGCTGGGGTCAGCATTGGCGTCGCTGAGCGTGAAGAGTGTCGTGGCTCTCGTGCCACAATTCCAAGAGTACGAGAAGTACCTTCTCGGCCCGTACGCGGCTGGTCAGGACGCCGTCCAGTCGGCCACGCCTGCCGCTATTGCGCGTGGCCTAGCGGCGTTGAATCGCGAAGAGGTGGGCTCAACGTACGCAAGTGCGTACATGTCGGCAGCCAAGATTGCCGAGGGTGCGGGGCTGCTGCCGGATCCGGAAACCGGAACCGAAGCCGAGTGGGGTAAGGCGCAGGCCGGCCTTGCCGGCTTGGCTGATCAGATTGTGAAGATCCGCTTTGGGATGGGGTTCATCGCGACCGCGTCCCCGCAGATCATGGACAACGACGTGTCCGCCCTGGCCCGCGAGTACGGTGCCGCCAACATGACCACGATCTACCGCGGTCTGGTTGAGAAGGCCCTAGAGAACGGATCTAAGGATCCGTACGCCGATGCCCTCATGATGGGCGTGTCTATTTACGGGTTGAAGTTCACCGCGTACGGCACGGGCAAGTCCGGTCCTGGCAAGGACAGCAAGAAGCTGCTGGAGCTTTCCTACTCGGGCAAGACCGTCCAGTTCGCCAAGGACAACGAGCAGCTGCTGGCCGATCATCCGACCGCGGGAATGTGGCTTGCCCCGGTCCGCAAGGACGGGGACACGTTCTCTCAGGACACCTATCAATGGCTCCAGGATCAGGGATACAAGACCCCTCCGCGCATCACGGACTTCATGGATCGGCTTCGCATGGCGGAGGCTCGGTACGTGTACGGGGTGTCCATGGAGGACGCGGACGCCTATGTCGCTAATGCCCGCACGGACGATGAGCGTAAGCGGGCGCTGGAGGCTAAGCGCCTTACCAAGGTCAAGGTGTATGCCACCTACCCGGATCTGAAGGGTGAGTTCTTGGAGTCCGCTCTGTCCACTCAGGACGAGGCGGACAAGATGCTGAACTCTCCGAATGATGGCGTTCGGTCCATGATTCAGGACTTCTACGACGGCAAATACGGCGAGAGGGTTCCTGATTCTGTTCGGTACATCGCGGAGGCAGTCGCCACGTATGACGCCTTCACGTCCGCTTCGGGTCAGATTACGGGCAGCACGAACGCGGAGGATGCGACTAAGCGTGAGAACAAGGCGCGTCTAGTGGCGAACCTTCAGTCAATTGCGGAAGACGATGACAATGCCGCCTCGTTCATTCGCCGCGTGATTTACCCGCTGCTGGATGTGCGGCCCGACGGCTCACCGAAGAACTAGGAGCATTAATGACTGAGCCGACACCAAAGCCGACACCAAAAGCGACTCCGGCACCGAAGCCAAGCGCGTCAACTCCCGCTCCTCGTGTTGACGCTGGGGCACCGCTGAACGACCCTTCCTTGTTTGATCCGAACGCTACCGACAACAAGACGCAGATTGAGGTGTCAAAGTCGGGCAACCAGACGAGTAAGTATGCGTGGATGCCGCGTGGCATGAAGGACATGTCCTACATCGGCAGCGGCGACTTGTACAACGCCAACTTGGCGAATCCTTCGTCTGGTTTCTGGAATCAGGAAGTCACCGCATCAGACGCGATTTTGTCGTGGGATGACCTTGACCGGGATTCTCAGGATCAGATCACGGATCTTGCGAAGGCCCGCGGTGGACGGTCGGGAAGCGCTCTGTGGGAGCGCGCGGTGGCTCTGTCGGAGCGATCCGTGCGGGACGGTGAGCCGCAGACCCCGTACTACTTCCTCAACATGATGATGGAGAAGTCCGGCCTAGGTGACGGCTCATCTGGAGGCAGTCGGGGTTCGGGTGGATACTCCGGTCCGGTGACGACGAACGCGCTCATGGATGAGCAGTCCGCAGAGATGCTGCTGAACGGCTTGGCGACGGACATGCTAGGTCGGAACCTGACGAAGAAGGAGCTGGCGAAGTACACAGCCCAGTTCCGTCAGCAGGAACTGGAGAACCCGACGGTGACGACCTCGACGCAGTCGTCCCAGACCAGTGTTCAGGGCATGGCCGACGAGGACATCGCTCGCACGATTCTGCAGGACAACCCGGCGTTCGCGGACAACGTCCTGAAGACGGACGTTCTGGACATGTTCTTCAACCGGATTGGTGGTCAGAATGGCTAGGCGTCCGGAGGCGGAGCAGGCCCGCAAGAAGACGGCTGCCTCGACTATTGCCAAGTACGCGTACTTCAACGCCCTGACTGCCGCCTACCCCGAACTGGCGGGGTTCTTTCAGGATCTCAAGCAGGTAGTCAATTCGTCTGCGACGGGTCAGATTACTCAGGATGAGTTCAATGCTCTGACGCGTGACTACGCCTGGTTCACGAACTTTGACTCCAAGCAGCAGGCTGCTGCGATTGCCCAGGCTCAGGACAAGCAGAACAACACGAACCTGTATCAGGAGAGTGTTGAGGCGGCCAAGCGCCAGATTGCCGCCGACTCCCGGCAGTACGGTTTGGCCCTGTCGGACGAGGATTTGACTTTCCTTGCGGAGCAGTCGCGGTTTAACGGCTGGGATGCGCTTCAGACAAAGGAGGCGCTTGGGTCACAGATCCAGAGGGCCGCCGCGGGTGGTCAGAACCTAGCGGGCGTCGCAGGGTCTTATCAGAGCGAACTCCGCAATTGGGCTGAGGCTAATGGTCTTGACGCATCGGACGAGTTGCTGTCGCGGTATATCGCGAAGATGTCCATGGGTGAGCAGACGCTGGACGATGTGAAGGCGGATCTGCGCCGCACGTACTTGGCGGGCGCGTACCCGGCGTGGGCGGACAAGATCAATGCTGGAGACGACCCGTCAGAAATTTTTTCTCCTTACGTCCAGAAGCTCCGCCGCACGCTTGAGGACGACAATATTGGGTTGAATGACCCGTTGATGCAGCGGATTACTCAGAAGGTCGGTGCGGACGGTAAGCCGGTCGCGGTGCCTCTGTATGAGGCTGAGCAGATGGCTCGTCAGGATCCTCGCTGGCAGACGACGGATAACGCGTACGCGACGTATGCGAATGTGGCGCAGAATCTTCTTCGGACGTTTGGGTTTGCGTGATGGCTGATCTTTCCCAGTATGACGCTCAATACAACGCGCTTGCCGCGCAGTTGGCGATGGCTCAGTCCGGTGGCGGAATGGGCGTGGTCAATCTTGGCAATGCTGCTGCGATTCAGCAGCAGATGCAGCAGGTTGTCGCGGAGCGGGATGCTGCTGCCCGGAGCGTGGCTCAGACGAACGAGCAGTGGCACAGGAACTATCAGGCGTCACTGGCGCAGGGTGGTGGCGGTAGCGTTAATGCGGCTGCTGATGCTGCGGCTCGTTCGCAGCGTGAGGCCGCTAGTGCTTGGTTGAAGAATCTGCTCACGTCGTATGGCATGGGTGATCTGACCGGTTCGGTGGATTCTCTGGTGCAGCAGTGGGGTCCGAACACTGACGTGATCGCGATGAAGCTGAAGGACACCCAGCAGTACAAGGACCGGTTCAAGGGCCTGCTGTCGCTTCAGGTGAAGGGCATCAACGATGTCCGCAACGAGGCCGAGTATCTTGAACTGGAGTCCAACTACCGCAAGGTGTTCCGTGAGGCGAACATCCAGTCGTACATTGGTGACGCTGGATCGACCGCGGAGCGGGACGCTATTGCCCGTCTTGTCGGTGATTACAGCGTGTCCGTGGACGAGGTCCGGACCCGTGTTGCTGACGCGCAGCGGGTGGTCGCTGATACGGCTCCGGAGGTCCGGGATGCCCTGCAGCGGTTCTACAACGTGTCCGCATCGGATCTGGTCGCGTTCACGCTGGATCCGTCCCGTGCGAAGAACCGCATCAACGAGATTGCTAACGCTGCCGTGATCGGCGGGTACGCGCAGCGTGCCGGCTTGGATGCTGACGTTACGGCTGCGGAGCGGATCGCGTCCCTGTCCGGTGGTAACGATGTCCAGTTGCAGGCGTTGACACCGCAGCTCGGCGTGGCCCGCCAGGTCGCGGATGCGACCCAGCGTCTGGCAAACATCGAGTCCACGGATCTGACGGATTCGGAGATCCTGCTGTCGGAGTTTGATCTTGACCAGAACGCGGAGAAGAAGATCAAGGGTCTTCAGTCGCGTGAGCGTGCCCGGTTCTCGGGTCGCTCTGCGGTGACAGCGGGCACGCTGTCCCGCGGTACGGGCGTCTAGCCCCCACAGTCCTAGCCAGACCGACCGGCCCTGGCAGTTGTATCAAGTCCGGTAGCCACAGCCACTGCTACTTCCCCGAGTAGTGGGTGCGGGTGGCGATTCACCTATTGATGAACACAGTTGGGAGACACACATGTCCGATTTCGACTTTGACGACGATGACTTTGGAGACGTCCAAGGTGACTCTGGCGCTCTGCGTGATCTTCGCAAGGCATACAAGACGCTGCAGAAGCAGTTGAAGGATGCCGTGGCGGAGAACGAGTCACTGAAGTCTTCGGTTCGTGAAAGGTCGGTGAAGGACGTTCTGGCATCGAAGGGGCTTCCCGAGAAGATCGCGAAGTTTATTCCTTCCGATGCCACCTCTGCGGAGGAGGTCGAGGCGTGGCTGTCCGAGAATGGTGACGTTTTCGGTGCGGTGACTGCTGAGACGCAGGGACAGCCGCAGCAGGATGCACCGGTTGATCCGAATCTTGCCGCATGGCAGCGGATCAGTCAGACGCAGTCGTCGGGTCAGCCGTTTACGAATGATCCCGATCAGTTGTCTGCGCTGATCAATTCGGCCAGCAATCCGGAGGAGCTGAACAAGATCCTGTTCGGCACTACTGCCGGTCCGCAGGCCGTCTAGTCCCTTGTTTCCATACACAACTCATTCACCAAAGGAGGTGAACGCTACTAATGCCTAACGCATACACCGACACGTCGGCCCTTGCTGGTCTTGTTAAGGCCGCATACGACCGTTACGTTGAGTTCGCTCTGCGCTCTCAGCCCCTGTTCAGGAACCTGGCTGATCGCCGTCCTGTCCAGCAGGCCATGCCGGGTTCCAGTGTCGTGTTCTCCCTGTACCAGGATCTCGCCGCTGCGACGAGCACCCTGACGGAGACCACCGACCCTGACGCGGTTGCTATCAGCAACGTCAACACCGTGTCCGTGACTCTGAACGAGTACGGCAACACTGTGCTCAACACCCGCAAGCTGGGTGAGTTCGCGTTCAGCGATGTTGATCCGGCTGTGGCGAACATTGTCGCCTACAACATGGCGGACTCGATTGACAAGATCGTGGTCGCCAAGCTGATCACCGGCACGAACGTGATCTACTCCGGTTCGGCTACCGCCACCAGTGGTGTCACTGCCGCGATGACTCTGGGCGGAGCCCAGATCCGCAAGGCCGTGTCGAAGCTGCGCGCTGGCAACGCTGTTCCGCGTGAGGGCATGCTGTACGCCTGCTACACGCACCCGGAGACCGCGTTTGATCTCCGTTCGGAGACCGGCTCGCTGTCCTTCGAGGACATCCGCAAGTACACCGACCCGAACGTGGGCAACATCCTGAACGCCGTGACCGGTGTTCTCGGTGGCGCGTACATTGTGGAGACCCCGCGTGCGTACGTCGCAACCGATGGTGCTTCTTCTGCGAAGAACTACCGCACCATCATTGCTGGCCAGCAGGCGCTCGCTGAGGCGACCGCTGTGGAGCCCGGCATCGTCATCGGCCCCGTTGTGGACAAGCTGATGAGGTTCCGGCCTATCGGCTGGTACTCCCTGCAGGGCTGGGAGATTTACCGCCAGGCGGCTCTGTACCGGATCGAGTCCGGTTCGTCTATCGCCTAGCGATAGCAACACTACGGTGGGGGCCGTCACCACAATCTGGTGGCGGTCCCCACTGCGGTTGTCCACATTCTTGACTTCACAGTGAGGGATCAGCGTGGCTGACAATCTTCCGAACACTATTGAGAACCAGCTGCTTGATGCGCTTGTCGGTACCGCTGCCTACAGTGTGACGACTCCGATCAAGCTGGCTTTGATGACGGCGAACGGCAACGATTCCACTCCTGGCACTGAGGTGACCGGTGGCTCGTATGCCCGTCAGACGATTGCGTGGGACGCTGCCGCGTCTGGCGTGATTGATAACACGTCCACGATCAACTTCACCGACATGCCGACGTGCACCGTGGTGGGTGTTGAGGTGTACGACTCTGCGGGTACGCCGAAGCGGCTCATGTATGGGGCTCTGGCGACCAGCAAGTCGGTCACGTCTGGTGACACGCTGCAGTTCGCTGCCGGGGCTATCACGTTCTCGCTGGCCTAATGTTCGATATCGCTGACCCGATTGTCGGGCTGCTGGGGTTACCGAATCTGGGTGTTGACGCGACACTGGACATGTCTGCCCAGTCGGAGTTGTCGGCGTCCGGGACGGGCGTTCTGCGGTCCACGGTCGCGATGTCGGCTGATGGGTCGCTGGCGTTCAACGCGGTCCGCATCACTGAGGCGGTCGCGATGTCGAGCGCCCAGTCGTCACTGACGGCGACCGGGATCTATGTGGGTCTGGGTGCGGCGGCAATGTCGGCGGAGTCGAACTTCTCGCCGGTTGGCGGGGTCGTGTTCGGTGGCGCATCGGACATGACCGCGGAGACGGCACTGTCGGCTACGGCCACGTATGTGGTGATCGCGTCCAGCGTGTCCATGTCCGCGGAGTCGAACATGCCAGCGGTCACTCCGGAGCCGATCTACCGGTTGATCTTGCCGACGGTGGAGTACGCGTACTCAACCAACATTCTGCTGGCCCGGTATCCGATTGCGAACGGTGTGTCGCTGGTGATCGACAACGGGGTCGGTGAGTTGCGGGAGTTCGTGGATCAGAACACGACTCTGACAGCGGACTACTACTTCGGTGGTGGCCGCAACTACCAGTTGACCCCGTCTCAGTACACGGCTGTGGATGACGCTGGTTTCGGGTATCTGGTGGAGGTGGCATGACGTGCCGTAGTGGTTGTGTCACGCAGGATCACGTGTCGTATTCGGATTGCTTGCGGTCGGCGAATGTGCGGGTGACGGCGACTATCGGGTCGGTTGCCCAGCCGGCGTGGGAGAAGACGAAGTCTGACCTGTCCGCGTATGAGTCGGCCAGGAGGAACGGTATTCAGCCCGCGGGTACGAGCCGGGAGAAGGTTCGTGAGGCGGAGCAGGCGTCCCGTGTTCTGGGTCGCCCGTATGACGCGAACACGATGCCTCCGGCGAACATGATCGTGAACAAGGCCACGGCCCGTTTTGTGAAGGCGAGTGATTCGTGAGCACGTTTGACCAGTTGACGGATGCGACGATGCTGTACCTGTATGGGTTCACGACGTTGCAGGATCAGGCCACGTATTTGACATCGAACGTGTCCGCGTCGGCGACGACGCTTCCGGTGGCCGATGCGACGACGATTAGCCGTGGTGTGCTGGAGATCGGTGATGAGCTGATTTGGGCGGACACGGTGGATACGACGGCGTTGACGGCGACCGTGCCACCGTATGGTCGCGGCTACCGTGGCACGACGGCTACTACTCACGCGTCTGGGACGCGGGTGGTGTCGTCTCCGCTGTTCCCTCGGACGCTGGTGAAGCAGGCTCTGAATCAGGCGATCACGGCGGTGTTCCCGGACCTGATGGCGTTGGGCACGACGACGTTCACGTACTCCCCGACGGTGTCCACGTTCGCCCTGCCTGCGGGTGCACTGGATGTGATTCAGGTGTCGTGGCAGTCGATTGGCCCGTCTCGGGAGTGGTTCCCGATCCGGCGCTGGCGGGTGGATAAGCATGCGAACACGACGGCGTTCGCGTCCGGTGCGACGATCAGTGTGTATGACCAGATTGTGCCTGGTCGCACCGTTCAGGTGGTGTATACGAAGCAGCCGTCGCAGCTGGTGAACGCCTCGGATGAGTTCTCCACGGTGACGGGTTTGCCGGCATCGAGTGAGGATGTGATCCGGCTCGGTGCGGCGTACCGGATGGTTCCGTTCTTTGATTCCCCGCACTTGTCGGGCATGTCCGCTGAGGCGGACTTTGCCGCGAATCAGCGCCCGGTGGGTGCGTCTGCCCAGCTTGGGCGGTTCTTGCTGCAGCAGTACCAAGTCCGGTTGACGGAGGAGGCTCGCCGCCTGCAGTCCATTTACCCGATCCGTAGCCACTACTCGCGTTAGGTGATTCTTGATGGCTCGTAGGTACTATTCCAGTGTTGCTCAGCGGACGACGCTTGCGTCGTCGGTGTCTGATGTGGCGACGACGATGGTGGTGAATGCTGCTGTCGGGTTCCCGGCATCTACCCCGTACACGATGATCGTTGACCAGGACACGATCAATGAGGAAGTGGTGACGGTCACGTCCCGTTCGGGGACGACGTTGACGGTGACTCGTGGCGTTGATGGGTCTACTGCGGTGGCTCATTCGGCGGGTGCTGCGGTGAATCATGGCGTGTCGGCTCGGGATTTTGATGAGCCTAACGCGTTCATCAACGGTACGGGTGTTGTGACGACGACGCTGCTTGCTGATGCTTCTGTGACTGCGGCAAAGATCAATTCAGCTTCTGCAACGAATGGGCAGACGCTGGTTGCTAATGGTTCTGGCGGTGCCACCTGGGGTGCTGCTGCTTCTTCTGGCGGGGGCTACCCCGATATTTTCCTTCTGATGGGAGCTTGATTCATGCCTGCAACGTACAAGCAGCTCGCGGCTGCTGCCGGTAACGGCACCATCGGTACTGCCGCTAATCTGTATTCCGCTAGCGGTACGGCTAGCACGTCCACGATCATCTCCAGCATCGTGATTTGTAATACGTCGTCGTCTTCAGCGACGTACACGATTGCTATCAACACGGCTTCCGCTACGTATGCTGCGGGCCGCTATGTGGTAAGTCAGGCGACGATTGCTGGGAATGACACGGTGGCGTTGACGCTGGGGCTGGTGATGGATCCGACGAACCGTTACCTGAATGTGTCGTCGTCAGCGAACACGGTGAACTTCTCGGTGTACGGAGTGGAGAACTCCTAATGACGATCTCGCGTATCAAGGCGAGCAGTAACGTCAACGGCCTGTATCCGGGTAACTTCACGAACACGGAGACTGGTTCCGGTAGCGGCTACAAGTATGTGTCGTTCACGGCATCGGGGACGTTGACTGTTGATGTGCCCGGACTGTTCACTGTGCTGGTCGTTGGCGGTGGTGGCGGTGGCGGTGGTGACCACGGAGCAGGTGGCGGCGGTGGTGGTGTTTTTCAGCAGAGTGTCTATCTGGCCGCTGGTTCCTACGCAGTAGTCGTCGGCGCGGGAGGTGCCGCTGGTTTGTCCAGTCCCGCAACGGTGGGCGGTACGGGTAATGCATCTGGCTTGTCTACTTCGGTCAAAACCGTGGGTGGTGGAGGTGGCGGTTGTGGAGCAACCGTGCCTAACGGTGTGAGTGGTGGTTCTGGTGGCGGTTCTGGAACATCTGGTGCATCGGTCGGAACGGCGGGTTCGGCAATTTGGACCGCTGAGGGCAACTCGGGTGGAACAGGGTTTACGGACAACGCTACTTACCGTTCTGGTGGCGGTGGTGGAGGGGCCACGGCTGCTGGCGCAAACGCAACCTCTAATAAGAATGGCGGTAATGGCGGATCCGGTTTGAGTTCATCCATCACTGGCTCCTCCGCTCTCGGTTACAGCGGCGGTGGTGGAGGCGCGTGTAGTTCAGGGAACACTGCCGGTACGGCCACAGACGGCGGCGGTGCAGGGGCTATTGCACCCAATGCTGGCACTGCTGGAACTGCCAATCGTGGCGGCGGTGGCGGCGGTGGTGGCGCTGGGCAAAATGGCGGGGCGGGCGGCAGCGGCATTGTCATCGTTAGGACGGTTGCATAATGAGTATCCAGAAACTCTCCACTACTACGGGCGCTGGTAGTACCGCTCCTTCCGCTGGCCGTTTCGCGCAGACTTCGGGTGGCACGATCACGACTTACACCAGTGGTGGTGTGACGTATCAGGTGCAAACGTTCACCGCTAGCGGCACGCTGACGGTGAACTCCAGTGGTGTTGTTGATGTGCTGGTCGTCGGTGGTGGTGGCTCGGGCGGTCCTCGCGGGGTATCTACATATGGCTGCGGTGGTGGCGGCGGTGGCGCAGTCAACTTTCAAACTTCCGTATTTCTTGCAAGTGGTTCTTACACGGTTACAGTCGGCGCGGGGGGCTCTCTATATTCCAGCGGCGTCGCCAGCAGCATTTCGGGGATTTTTGCTCCCGGTGGTGGCCGAGGTGGAATAAACAATGCGTCAATTACAAACATCATTGTCGCTGGAAACGGATTTGACGGTGGTTCTGGAGGAGGTGGGGTTTCTCAAACGGGAACTGCATCTTCTGGTGGGATCGGAATCAGCGGACTGGGCAACAATGGAGGCGCTGGCGCTGGCAGCAACGCTGACGGTGCTGGCGGTGGCGGTGGCGCGGGTGCTGTTGGTTCGGCTGGTTCGGGCTCTACAGGCGGCAATGGTGGAGCAGGTGCCTCTAACTCCTTGCAAACGAACTCCGCACAGACCTATGGCGGTGGCGGCGGTGGCGGAGCCTATTCGGGGACGGCTGGAACCGGGGGTTCCGGTGGCGGTGGTGCCGGGGGGAAGAACGGCACTAACGCTACGAACGGAACTGCAAACACGGGCGGTGGTGGCGGCGGCGGTGGCGATAGTCGTCAGACGAACGAGTCCGGTACTGGTGGTAGCGGCATCGTGATTGTCCGCACGATCATCAGCGGTACAGCGGCTGGTGTAGCGGCTAGTGGTGGTACGGAGACGACGTACACGGGTGACGGGTCGAATGGTGTGAGTGGTCAGGCGTACAAGGTTCATTCATTCACTAGCAGCGGCACGTTGACTGTTAATGCTCCGGGGTTCGTGGATGTGCTGGTGGTCGGTGGAGGTGGGGGTGGCGGAAATTCCGGTACCTACTGGGCAGGTGGCGGCGGGGGTGGGGGTCATCTCCATGTGTCCGACACTTATCTTCCCGTCGGCTCCATTACTGTCACGGTTGGTGCGGGCGGAGCATCGTTTGCAAATGGAAATTTCTCGCGCTGCGGAAACCTATATGCGACTTGGGGCGGATTCGGCGGCACTTCTGGCGGCAACGGTGCTGTAGGAGGGTCAGGTGGCGGTTCAGGCGGGGCCGCATCAACAATTTCCGGTGGTGGTTCAATTTCAGGCCAAGGTAATAACGGTGGAAACAATGCTGGGGCCGCAAGTTACGGTGGTGGTGGTGGTGGCGCAGGCGGCGCTGGCGGCAACTCTGGTGGCGCAACTAACGGTGGAACTGGTGGCCTAGGTATTTCAACATCAATATCTGGGGCAGCAACTAGTCGTGCTGGTGGCGGGGGAGGCGGTGGCACTCCTGCGGCTGGAACGGCAAGTAGTGGTGGCGGTGCAGGCAGCGTAAATGGCAGTGGTGCGGCAGGCACCGTCAATAGTGGCGGTGGCGGTGGCGGTGCTGCCAATGGTTCTGGCGGCGCTGGCGGTTCCGGCATCGTCATCATCAGGTACCCAATCTAGGAAGAGAGAATCATGCCTTACGAGAACGCTCACGCAGCGAAGATTGAGAACGGTGTCGTCACTCAGGTCATCGTCATCCCATTCATGGACGACGATGATGCGAAGGTGACGGCGTACTGCAACAGCATCGGTCTGGATGGGACGTATGTTGACACGTCGTACACCGGTAGCCGTCGCGGTAAGTATGCGGGGATCGGTGACCTGTGGGACGGGGTTGAGTTCAAGTCCCCGGTCGTCGCCGACCCGGAGCCCGCTCCAGCCGAATAGCAATCCACCGCTTCCCTAGCCCCGCCTGGTGCGGGGCTTTTCTATTGGAGCTGCCTTGCCGTACTACGACATCACAGAGGAAACCCTCTCAGAGCTCGGTCTGACATTGACCGGGTCTAGCGGTGCCCTCGTGCCGTCGAGCATCCGCTGGGACGTGGAGATCGGTGGTCTGCCGTTCCTGCTCGGCATCTCCGACCAGGTGCCGATGCGTCGGGAAACGTCAGAGTTCCGACGCCAGCGCATCGACAATGAGCGGGATCCCGGTGAGCAGTCACTGGATTCGGGGTATTGGATCCGGTCGCAGTCGACGTGGCATTACGGGTCGGGGTTGACGACGGCGGAACCGTTGGAGGTTCCGGCGGAGGAGGCCCGGTTCCGGTACGCCTCCGGTGGCGGTATTGACGTGTGGACGCCGGGTGAGCTGAGCCTGCTGAACGCGTCCGCGTCTGTCGCGTCCGCCAGTGCGGCGACTCAGTTCCTGCTCGGTGTGGATACCGGTGTGCTGCACGGGTTCGGCACGAGCCTGCAGTACGTGCCGGCGTCCGGTGGGACGGCGTCAGCGATCAGCTGGGGTGGGTCGGGTGCGATCACCTCAATGACCAGTGACGGGTCGAACTATTACGTCGCTAATGCGACCGGTATCTACAAGGGGTCACTGCCGACAGGTACGGGTAGCAAGATTTGGGATACCGGGTCGGCGACAGTGGTCAGGTGGGTGAAGTCCCGCCTGATGGCGACTGTCGGGACAGCGGTGTACGAGCTGACCGGTACGGGTCCGACACTGCCGACACCGCTGGATCCGGGGACGGCTCGACCGTCCGGGTGGACGTGGACCGATATCGCGGAGGGACCGGCAGCGATCTACCTGTCCGGGTATGTCGGTGACACGTCGGTGATTGAGAAGGTCGCCGTGTCGGCGACCACGTCCGCGGTGACTTTGGACGTTCCGGTGGTGGTGGCGGATCTTCCCCGCAGTGAGACGGTCCGGTCGCTGTACTCGTATGTGGGTACGTATCTGATTGTCGGCACCTCTAAGGGGTGCCGGGTGGCGTCCATCCAGTCGGACGGGTCGCTGGCTCTTGGCCCGCTGGTGGTGACGGCTGCCGCAGTGACGGACGCCGTCGCGGTGGACAACTACGTGTATGTGACGGTCGCTGACCAGGCGGATGCTGGTGACCGGGTGAAGCGTGCCGGGTTGTGGCGGATTGATCTGGGTCGCACGATCAACCAATCCAATCTGCAGTTCGCTTCCGCTTCGGACCTGACGGTCCCGGCAGGGGTCACTGGTTCGGCGCAACAGGTGACGATTGCTCAGGGACGGTTGTTCTTCGCGGTGTCCGGTCAGGGCGTGTACCGGCAGTCGGATGCGTTCGTGCCGGAGGGTTGGCTGGAGTCGGGCCGGATCCGTCTTGGGACGGTGGAGTCCAAGTCGTGGGTGGATGTGCGCCTGATTGGTGCCGCCGGCATGGCGGGCAGTGCGACGCTGTTCGCGTCGTCGTCCGGGTCTGGTGCCCCGTCTACGTGGACGCAGACGATCACGGTGAACTCCGCGAACTATGACGATGTGGGAACGCTCGGGTCGGTGGCGTCTACGCCACAGTCCGACATCTATCTGGCGGTCCGCCTGCGACCGAGTAACGACAACGCCACGTCGACGCTGGTGAAGGGCTACCAGGTTCGGGCGATCCCGTCACCGTCGCGCACGGAGCTGATCTCCGTGCCGGTGATGTGCTACGACTTTGAGGTTGACCGTCAGGGTGTGCGGTACGGCAAGACCGGTGGGGCGTATGCCCGGTTCAAGCTGTTGAAGGCTCTTGAGCAGGCGACGGCGTTGATTAACTTCCGGGATTTCACGACCGGTGAGCAGGTTCAGGCGTACATCGAGCGTGTCTCGTATGCCCGGTCCACTCCCCCGACACGTCAGGTGTCGGGTAACGGTGGGCTGGTGACGGTGCTGTTGAGGCTCGTATGAACGTGTCGGATGCGAATGCCTGGTTTGACCTCGTGCTGGCAGTGGTGGCTGTTTTGGCGGTGGTTCTGGGTGTGTTGCGGTGGGCGAACCGTGCGTTTGAGAAGCGCATCGTGGAGGAGATCCGTGCCGCGACGTATCAGATTCAGCCGAACTCCAATGGTGGGAAGTCGTTGTCGGATTTGCACATGAAGGTGGATCAACTGGCTGACGACGTGCTGATTTTGAAGCGGGCTGTGATCCAGATTGAGGACGACATTGAGGACATGAGGTGAACGGTCACATGTGGACGGTCGGGTTTTGGAAGGGCGCGGTTGAGCGTGCGGTGAAGACGGCGGCTCAGGCGGGGTTGGCGTTTTTCATTGTTGGGGAGACGGGTGTTGCGGATGTGGATTGGGCGACTGTTGGCGGGGTGGCTGTTGTGGCTGCTGTTGCGAGTGTTCTCACCTCGCTTGCCTCTGCGCCATTCGGTCCTGCGGGCTCACCTTCGCTCGTGTGGGACGGGGATGTAGTTGATGGCTGAGAAGACGATTCACGGGTGGCCGGTGATCAAGGACGGGAACAGCCCGCAGCTGGCGTTGTTCACGGTTCCGGGGACGGACCGGAAGCTGCGTCTGCGGAAGGATGTGGGTCCGTATCTGGTGGCGTTTGCGGCGGAGTACCACGAGAAGATCCGCCCGATTGACCGGGGCACGTTTGATGATTGGGCCTGGTCGCCGTACCGGAAGGGCAACGCGTCGTCCAAGATTTCGGATCATTGTGGGGCCGTAGCCATCGACTTGAATGCGACAGCAGAGGGCTCCCAGTCCAAGTCAAACACGTGGTGGAAGTTGAACCCGGTGAAGCTGCTGACGTTGCGCAAGATGCTGCGCAAGTACCACCTCCTGGAGTGGGGTGGGGACTACCGGACGTTCTATGACCCGATGCATTTTGTGATTGACACGCCGTCGGTGACGGCGGTGAAGGCGGAAATGAAGCGTCTGGGTATCCGCCCGGACGGAACCATCAAACCCTGATAGTGACACTACGCTACCACATGCCCCTATACGGGCCTAGAAGGCCCCTCTGAGACGATATCCCCCCAGTCTGGTGTATCCGGACCGGGGGGATTTTCGTCGTCTCTACGGGGCTGACAGCGGTTCAGTCTCCCAGTTGGGCGGGAGTCAGAATCGTCTCCTTCAACCGCGTCGGGGGACGCACATTGGACTGCTTCACCGGGTGGGACTTCTTCTCCAGCAGGGCGAAGATCGTCGTGTAGCAGTCCCCGCACAGGTCAACCCCATACGGGACGGTCTTGCCCCACTTCTTGACGATCACCACCTCGTCCACGCCCTCATCGGTGCGGCACTGGTCGCAGACTCTCTTAGCCACGGTAGCCACCATTGACCTCCCTCAACGGGATCACCGTAGCGTTCCGCACGCTCGGGAACATCACTTGGCCGGCGATCAGTTCGTTGCGCTGCTCCCGCTCCAGCGACAGGCCCAGATAGATCTCCGTCGTCTTCGTGTCCTTGTGACCAAGCATGCTGGACACCCGGCGCAGGGAACCGTCGTAGCCTTCGGACCGGAGCCTGTCGAAGAGCGCCCTAGCGCCAGACCTACGGAGGGTGTGGGCACCGCTGCCCTTCGGGTCGTAGCCCAGCTTCCGCAGGGCACGCTTCACCGGCTCATAGGGCCGGTACAGGCGCTGCGTCGGCAGCAGATCGGCTTCCCGGCGCAGGCCGGGAACGATGACCTTGTTCTCGTAATCCCACACCGGGACGGTCTTGGACCGGACCGGCACCAGGAACCACTCCGGCTTGATCTCAAACCCCTGATTGACCTTGTAGTACGCCAGGTAGCGGTCCATCTCCTCCCACAGTTCGGCACTGATCGGCATCAGGTCCGCGTCCTTGGTCTTCCACCGGTAGAACGTGAGCAGGTTCTTGTCCAGATCCACGTCCTGAATCCGCAGCGTGGACAGCTCTGATCCGCGGGCGAACGTGTACAGGCCCAGAGCGATGACCGCCCGGTCACGGGGGTTGTCCGCTGCCTCCAGCAGCGACGGGAACTCGTCCACCGGCAGCCACAGCTGCTCGGACCTTTCTGACTTAGCGTTGCGCCATCCCTCCGTAGGGTCACTATCACGAGGCATGAATCCTTGCCTCCGGCACCACGGGAAAAAGACACCTCGCAGCAGGGACAAGTACAGGTTCTGGGTCTTCGGGGACCAGTTGCCCTCCCCGAAGAACCTGTCCACATGGTTGCTGGTGATCTGGTCGATGCGCGTATCACCGACCAGTGCAAGCCATCTGTTCAATGTTTGCATATGGTTTTTGACCGTCTGCTCGCTCAGGCCCCGCGAGACCAGGTGGTAGCGGAACGAGGTGCGAGCTTCGCTTACTGTGGGCTTCCTTGTCATGGTGACACTCCTACCGTTGTGGGACTACATCGGATGGTAACAGTAGGATCTGGCAGTAATCAACACCATTTTGCGACTGACACAGTGGGTAGGGTTCAAGTCCCCCCTCGGACACAACGCCTTGATTTGCAGTCCCCACATGGACAATTTTGTGAGGGAAATGCGGTAGTTGAATCCTGAATTAAGTCCCCTAGTTATCCACAGTTTTCAGCTTTTTGATGGTGACTGACTTGCCGTAGACCCATACTGTCACGTGTGTTTACTTGTCTGCTATCCTGACTGACACGCACACAAGCGTGCAGTTAGGGGAAAAGCTATGCCACCAAGGACACGAGTCCCTGACAAGGTCACATTGACGCGTTGGCTTGACGAGGGACTCACTCAGCAGCAGATGGTTGATCGTACCTTCGAGGAGACCGGTGAGGTAGTGACGCGGTCTGCTATCGCCAACGCGATGGTGCGGTATGGGATCGCAGCTGACGGTGCCAGGTACGAGGAGGAGGTGCCGTGGCAGATCAACCCGATCCATGCCACGGCGACACCGCTACGGAACCTGCGGCTGCTGGGCCGCAGGCGTGCCGGCAAGACCCTGAATGACCGGGAGCGGATTGCGCTCGACACGTGGCTGCACGAGCTGACCGTGAAGCAGTGGATCGTGGGGTACGACTACGACGATATGGCTGGATTCCACTACATTTCTGAGGCGTACAAAGACCACGATACGGATGTTCCCGTGAGGCGCAAGATGCTTCGCATGGCGGCGAAGTAGTTCCACGCCTCATCGGCGTGTCGTTCTTGACAGCAAGTCTACTAGTGTTTACAATATCTGTAATAAAAAGTTCTTTGCGGTAAAGCTCCGGCCCCCCTGAAAGGGCCGGAGCATCGGTCCCGGCCCCTAAGGGCCGGGACACTACAGTTACTAGAGTTACTAGCCCCGGCCATGAGGCCGGGGCTTTTGTACTTTCTGTTCCAAATCTCAAGTGGCGCACATCACACTTGTGCCTAGGCTGTGCTGATCGTGCTCGGCCTGGGTTTCCTCACGACACGCCGATGCAATGTGTTGATAAACGGTCAATGACCTGTCAATATCCCGTCATCACGCAGAGGGGGAGCCCCGTGGCAACGCAGATCACCATCACCGGCAACACCATCCGGCTTGTTGCCGAAGGTGACATCACACAAGACGAATGGGTGGATCTGCTGATCCAGTACGACCTCCACGGTCGGCCCATGCGAGTCCTGGACTACCAAATGTCCGACTTCGCCAGCGGCGACACCGTCGTGCACCAGTGGCTGATGCAGGTTGAAACTGCGGACACGACGTTGCGAGTCGCACAGTGACACACCTATCGTACTCGCAGGTAGATACCCTCTTGTCGTGCGGTGAGAAGTACCGAATCACCCGTATTGAGGGCATCCAAGAAGATCCCGCGTGGTGGCTGTTCGGCGGCTCCGCCGTGCACGCCGCCACCGAATGGCACGACCTTGGCGATGACCGCACCGCTGAGGAACTGTTCGCGCAGGCGATGCGCGAGCAACTTGAAGAAGCTCCCGTGGGTGCGCCTATCCGGGCGTCGGGCCGACCATCAAAAGAGTGGACAGGCGGGGAAGACGACGCCTGGTGGGCGCACCACGGGCCTATCTTTGTGCAGAACTGGATGGACTGGCGGAAGCAGAACCCGAACCTGATCCTCGCACCACTGCCAGCGGACGTGCCCGCGGTCGAGGTACAGGTCGGTGCGGTCACCCCCGACGGTGTCGCCCTCAAGGGCTTCATCGACCGGGTGTTCGCTGATCAGGACACCGGGGATCTGCTCATCGTGGACTTGAAGACCGGCAAGAACAATCCCGGCTCCAGCCTGCAGATGGACTTCTACCGGTATGCGCTCACGTCCACGTTGAACATCACCGCCCACTACGGGGCGTTCTGGATGGCCCGCAAGGGCACGTTCGATGCGGTCCACTCGCTGTGGCGGACCGACGAGCAGATCGAGGACATGCTCCGCAAGGCCCGCATCCTCATCGACAACGAGCTGTTCATCCCGCACCTGTCATTCCTGTGCTCATCGTGCGGGGTGAAGGAGCACTGCTCCGCGTACACAAACTTCAACCGCAATCAAACTAACACTACAGAGAGGTAGTTAACATGGGTGCTCCCGATAACGTTCTGGTGCAGTCCAACTTCAAGTCACCGCTCGGTGCACTGCACAACGCGTACGGTCACGACGAGCAGTCGTACGACCTGGCACTGGCGATCCTTGAGGATCGCGTCGCACGTCTGGCAGCACTGGAGCAGCAGCTGCAGGGCGCTGGTCAGGTAGCGAAGGCGATGCCGCTGGCTGCCCCAGCGCAGCAGCCTCCCGCCGTTCCGACACCGACAGCCGACTGGGGCACTCCCCCACCGCCTGCCCCGTCGTTCCAGCAGGCCACTGTCCCGCAGTGCGCTCACGGTCCCCGCACCGCCCGCTCCGGATCGTCGGCTAAGGGTCCGTGGCGTGCATGGTTCTGCCCGCAGCCGAAGGGTGCGCAGCAGTGTGACGCGCAGTGGGTTACGCGCGGCACCTCGGACTGGGACAACTTCCCCGCATGAGCGCCCGAAGCGCGGCATGGCTGACCGCCTACATCCTCAGCATCGTTGTGGCAAACTGGATGACCGCAACACTGGGCCTAGTACCAATCGGTTTCGGCCTAATGGTCACAGCCGGAACGTTCGCCGCTGGTGCTGCACTCCTCCTCAGGGACGGGGTGCAGCAGTCGGCGGGACGCTGGTGGGCACTAGCGGCCATCGGCATCGGCGCGGTTGTGTCTGTGGTCACATCCACCCCCGCCATTGCGGTCGCTTCCGGTATCGCATTTGCCGTATCTGAGCTGGTGGACATGGGGGTGTTCACACCCCTGCGGAAACGGTCACTTGCGCTTGCCGTGTTGGCGTCGTCGGTCGTATCTGCACCCGTAGACACCGTGCTCTTCCTTTCCATCGCCGGATTTGGCGTCACATGGCAGGCCGTCGTCGGTCAGTTCCTTGTCAAGACCGCAATTGCTTTGGCGGTTTCCGCAGTCATCACCTGTCGACGTGATCTATCTCGTCGGTAACCGCGTCGCAGGAACCGAACAACTACTCACGGATGGGGTGATCGGGTTGTTGAACACGCCGAAGAACAACTACATCATCCGCGACGGGTGGGTGTGGGCCGCAGATAACGGTTGCTTCAACGATAAAACGTACGTCGGTGACGACAAGTGGTTTGCCTGGTTGGGCAAGTACACAGAACGGCAGAAGCAAACCTGCCTGTTTGCTACGGCTCCTGACGTGGTCGGGGATCACGCTGCCACGGTCAAGAGATCAAGCCCTTGGATTCCAAGGATCCGGTCGCTGGGCTACCGGGCCGCGTTTGTTGCGCAGGACGGGATGACCGCAGACAACACCGACTGGGATTTTGATGTCCTGTTTATAGGAGGAAGCACGGACTTCAAACTGGGGAGCGAAGTCAAGAACCTAATTAGGGAAGCGCAAACGCGGCGCATTCCCATACATGTTGGCCGCGTCAACAGCAAGAAACGGTTTCTTGCCTTTGCCCACTTGGGGTGCGCCAGTTCAGACGGGACGTTTCTCGGCTTTGGCCCGCAGGCAAACCTTCCCAAACTATTGGGTTGGGTTGAGGAGTACCGCCAGCAACCGTCCTTGTTCGGGGTGACCCCATGAGGAATCTTCACCGCACCGTGCGGACCATCGAGAGGGGCGGCACCGCTATCCCGGTGCCGTTCCCCTCATGGTCTGACCGCGGCATCAGCATCCGGCGGGGTGAAGTGTCCATGATCGCCGGCCCGCCAGGAGCGGGAAAGTCCAGTGTTGCTCTTGCGATAGCGGTCATGGCGCGAGTGCCCACGCTGTACGTGTCGTGTGACTCCCATGAGTCCACGATGGCGCTGCGCACCATCGCCATGCTCACCCGCACAGCACAGTCAGAGGTCGAGCAGCACATCCTGTCTAACCCTGAGTGGGCTAGTGGTGTGATCCGTGACCACGCCGACCACATCAAGTGGGTGTTCGACGCCTCCCCCACGCTCGGTGATCTGGAGGAGGAGATCAACGTGTACCGCATGGTGGTCGGTGACAACCCGCACCTGATCGTGATCGACAACGCGGTTGATGTCACGCATGAGTCCGGTGACGAGTTCAGCTCACTGCGGTCGCTGATGCGTGAGGTGAAGTGGTGGGCTCGGGACACGAATGCGGCGTTCCTGATCCTGCATCACACGTCGGAAGGGTATTCGGGTAATCCGTGCCCGCCACGGTCGGCTTTGCACGGCAAGATCGCGCAGATTCCTAGTGCCGTGTTGACGTTGTCGTCGGATCAGCCGGGGTTGATGGCTGTGGCTGCGGTGAAGAACCGGTACGGGCCTGCGGATGCGACGGGTCAGACGGCGATTTGGATGGACTATCACCCGGCGACGATGACGATTCAGGACATTGAGCGATGAGGTTTGTGTCCCTGTTCGCCGGGGTCGGCGGTTTCGATCTGGGGTTTGAGAACGTCGGCTGGACGTGTGTCGGCCAAGTGGAGATCGACAAGAACGCACGGGCCGTCCTTGACCAGCATTGGCCTGACGTGCCGAAGCATGACGACGTGGTGACAGCGAAGGAGTGGGCTGATGAGTGTGGCCTCGTGGGAAACGTTGACCTTGTTTGTGGAGGATTCCCTTGTCAAGACGTTTCCGTCGCAGGTAAGCGAGCTGGGCTTGCCGGAGAGCGAACAGGTCTGTTCTGGGATGCACTCTCTTTCGCGACCCATGTCCAAGCGGGATGGCTCGTCTTGGAGAATGTGCCAGGACTTCTATCAAGCAACGGCGGACGCGATTTCGGAGTCGTCCTCTCTGCGATGGCCGACGCAGGGTATCGCCACATCGAGTGGCGGGTTCTGGATTCGCAGTTCCTCGGAGTCGCCCAACGTCGTCGTCGAGTGTTCGTTGTCGGACATACTCGAACCCCACGTTCCGGAGCGGTACTTGTTGAGCGCGAAGGCGTGTGCGGGGATTCTGCGAAGGGCGCAGCGTCGCGGGAAGACGTTGCCGGAACCCTTGGCGGTGGCTCTGGAAGCCGTGGTTGGGCTTGCGACACCGACCGAATGACATTCGTGCCAGTTGAGCGCAAGCCCGATCCATTTGATGACCCCGCCACCGCGGAATCATGGGATCAGTACGTGGACTCTCTCTCTCTCTCTCTCTCTCTCGCCAACAGCAGCAGCATGCAGGACGTAGCCAGCACGGTGACGACCGGGACCGGGGTCAGGTACGACCCGGACACGGAGTCGCTAGTCGTGCTATCGCAGACAAGGTCGGAACGTTGAGCGGCGGTGCTCATCCGGGAGGTTTCAATGGACAGGACGCCTACACCGGGCAGCTGGTCGTGGTGGGTGAAAGCGAAACGGGCGATGAACCCGGACGATTTCGAGACGTGGCAGAGGGGGGGGG